TTGGAAGAAGAGATGATAAACACATACTCACTTCCGACTTACGATATGATTGGATAATTCGTCATGCCTACAACGAACTTTTACTTTAACAATTTTGAGAACTCGATGGAGCAAAGACTCATCGAGAGTCTCATCATTGAATCCATCAAGATCTACGGCATTGAAGTATTTTACATGCCAAGAACTCTGGTTGCCAAAGACAATTTGTTTGGTGAAGATGTTCTGTCTAAGTTCGAAGATGCATACGCAATTGAAATGTACATTAAGTCTGTTGATGGATTTAGTGGTGATGGCGACTTCCTTTCTAAGTTTGGTCTTGAGATCAGAGATGAGATGGTGCTTACCGTTTCTCAGACTCGTTTCCATGAAGAGATTGCTGATGCATTGACCACTGAAGAAATTGGTCGACCAGCTGAGGGCGATCTGATTTTCTTCCCATTGAACAACAAGATCTTTGAAGTCAAGTTTGTAGAACATGAAGCAGTGTTCTACCAGATGGGTTCGCTTCAGACTTATGACCTCACCCTTGAATTGTGGGAATACAGCCACGAACAACTCAATACGGATATCGCTGCCATTGATGCAATTGAAACTGCATACTCTGGCGATATGTCATTCTACCAGCTTCTCATGGAAGATGGTTCCGTGCTTGCCTTTGAAAATGGCGACACTGCGATGAACGATGGATATCGTATCGAAGACACTGACTCTTTGGCAAACAACGAATTCTTTACAACACAGACACAGCAAGGAAGTTCTCTCAACTTTGTTGACTGGTCTGAGTCAAATCCTTTTGGTGAAATCTAATGGCTTGGCAATACTTCTACAACGGTGTTATTCGCAAATACATCATTATGTTTGGACGAATGTTCAACGATGTTCGTGTTGTCCGCTATGACAGCAACGGTAATGCAGTACAAACGATTGGTGTTCCAATTGCCTATGGTCCAAAAGAAAAGTGGTTAGAAAGAATAGAAGGTGATCCAGGAATTGATAAGCAAGTTGCAATTCAGCTTCCAAGATTTGGATTCGAGTTGACAAATATGTCATATGACCCAACTCGTGCGCTGAATAAGATGCACATCAACTCAAACATTGGCACATCTTCTGCGTATTTGCAAAAACAGTTCACACCAATTCCTTATAATTTCAATATCTCGTTATACGCATTCTTTGCGAACAATGAAGATGCGATGCAAGTTGTAGAACAGATTTTGCCATTCTTTAGACCAGAGTGGACTCAAAGTCTGAAGCTGGTTCCAGAAATTGGAGATTACTACGATATTCCGACAGTTCTCAATGACATGAGTATTGAAGACACTTATGAAAGTGATTTCTTTACTCGTCGTGCGATCATCTACACCTTCAACTTTACAGTGAAAGGTTATGTATTTGGTCCAGTGAGCAACAAGGGTGTTATTAAGAGAACAATTGTTGACATCACCGCAAATCAATCTAATGTTTCGATTGGAACATCTGAAGGACCACAGAAGAGAATCGTATTGACTCCAGGTCAATATGCTAATGGATCGCCAACTTCTAATTCAGCAGCAAGCGTTTCTTATACAACAATTGACGCAAACAGCAATTGGGATTATGCATTTGATTCTTATGATTATTTTGATGGTGTAAATAGACACAACCATATCCTATGAAAAATTTGACTGACAATATGAATGAGATTTTGGGAATTGAAGGTGACTTGATTATAGATGATCCAAAAGCACCAATCGTAGTTCCTAAATCAAAAGACCAAAGCAAAGATATTCAAACTGATTATGAATATGCTCGAAGCAATTTGTATCAGGTGATTGAGAAGGGATCGTATGCTCTTGATTCCCTGCTTGAACTTGCAAAAGCAAGCGAACATCCAAGAGCATTTGAAGTCGTTGGTCAGTTGACCAAGACGCTAGTTGATGCAAATAAAGACCTGCTTGCGATTCAAAAGCAAGTTAAAGACCTGAAAAAAGAAGAAGAAGAAAAAGAAACAGGCAAGGGTGGCACTGTAAACAACAATCTATTTGTTGGATCAACTGCGGACTTGCTCAAGATGATCAAGGATGACGGAGATGTATGAATATAGAGTAACTGTTTTAAGAGTAGTGGATGGAGATACGGTAGATGTTGACATTGATCTTGGTTTCGGTGTATGGCTTAGGAATGAGCGTGTACGCATTATGGGAATTGACACACCTGAGTCCAGAACATCAGACAAAGTGGAGAAGGTATTTGGGTTGGCTGCAAAAGCGAAACTCAAAGAACTTCTTGGTAAAACCGCAATCCTTCAGACTCAGATATCGAAGAATGGAGAAGATGCTAAAGGCAAATTTGGTCGTATTCTTGGCGACTTTGTTTGCGGCGACTCTACTGTAACAAAGATCATGATTGACGAAGGTTACTGTGTGCCATACTTTGGCGGCAGTAAAGAAGATGTGCAAGAATTACATATGAAAAATCGTGAACGCTTAATTAAAGAAGGCAAAGTGAAGATTTGAGGTGATGTATGAATAGAACTTTATTATTCCCGACTGCGATTTGGTCGGACAAATTTGAAATTGATAATGTCAGACTTACAGAATATGCTCTGAATCTAAAAAAAGATGGCGGAATCGTCTTACATGAACTCGATGGGTGGAGAACAACTGATAATGATATTATCTTTTCTGCTGAATTTTCTGACCTGAGAAAATTAATTGATGATAGATTAGAAAAAATAAAGTTAGAAGTTGGATTCAGCGATGATTTTAGATTTGTGTTAAAGACTGGATGGATTTACATAACAAATAGAGGTGGATGGCATCCACCACACAATCATCCAGAAGGCGACATCAGTTGTGCATATTACATAAAAGTTCCACAAGACAGCAATTCTGGTTTCGGCATTAATGACCCAAGAAAACAAAATACATGGCGTGCGTTGGCGATGGGTGCGCAAAGTCATACACCATTTACTGTTGGAAGATTTGCGACAGTACCACAAACTGGAGATTTTCTAGTGTTTCCGTCATGGTTAGAACATTTTGTTTCACCAAGTATGTCTGATGATGATAGAATTATGGTAACACTGAATTATAAGTTGGAAAAATGAATCTAATTGATAAGGGTTATCTTGGTAATCTAAACTTAAAACGCAAGGGTGTTGCAGTTGATTGGGACGAGGATAAAGTAAGAGAATTCCTCAAGTGTGCCAAGGATCCAACTTATTTTTCAGAAAAGTACATCAACATCGTCCATGTTGACCATGGACTCATACCGATTGAACTCTATGACTATCAAAAAGAAATTATCGAAAAGATTACAAAGAATCGTCGTGTTACCGTCGTCACAAGTCGTCAGGCAGGTAAAACAACAACAGCAGTAGCAGTTATCCTACATTATGTTCTGTTCAACAATCACAAGACTGTTGGGCTGCTTGCGAACAAAGGCGACTCCGCTCGTGAAATTCTAGACCGTATCAAAATTGCATACGAAGCACTGCCGAAGTGGATTCAGCAGGGTGTCATTGAATGGAACAAAGGTTCTGTTGAATTTGAAAACGGTTGTAAGATTATCGCTGCGGCAACCTCATCCTCTGCCATTCGTGGTAAGTCTGTTTCGTTTCTATACATCGATGAGGCAGCGTTCGTAGAAAACTGGGACGAATTCTTCGCTTCTGTGTTTCCTACCATTTCGTCTGGTAAGACCACTAAGATTCTATTGACATCAACACCAAATGGTCTTAATCACTTCTACAAGACTTGTGAAGGTGCAAAAGATGGGACCAATGGCTACAAGTATGTTGAAGTGCCATGGAGAGAAGTTCCTGGAAGAGATGCTGATTGGCAAAAAGATACTCTGGCATCAATGGACTTCGACATGCAGAAGTTTGCTCAGGAATTCGAATGCGAGTTCTTGGGTTCATCAGGTACACTGATCGATGGTAGCAAACTGAAGCAGCTGGTGGCTCGCAGACCAATTCAAGATAGAAATGGTCTGACCATGTATGAAGAGCCACAACCAGACCGTGTTTATTTCTGCATCGTGGATGTTTCACGAGGCAAGGGGCTGGATTACTCCGCATTTCACATCATTGACGCATCTTCGATGCCATATAAGCAAGTTTGTACCTTCCGAGACAACCTGACGCCACCTGTTGAATACACGGAAGTAATATATAGAACATGCATAAAGTATAACAATGCAATCGTTCTCGTTG